GTTTTCCACGGGATTTTGTGCCTCTCCGTTATCGGCATTAGTTGTAGTCATCAGTCAGCGTTTAGAGTTCGCAGAAACTTAATTTCAAACATTAACACCAAAAGCATTCTTGTCAAGAAGCATTTCTGTCTTTCAAACGAAGTGCTTCTTGTCTGGTGTCTTCGAGCAACTCCTTAATCCAAACAAGTGCATCTGCTCTGCCGGATTGGTGTGCTCTCTTTTCTTCGTCTATGGCTTGATTTATAGCCAAATCAACTTCTTGCTTGATTGCCTTGTCAAGAATGAGATTAACAACGTCCCATAGGTCGCTTTGCCCAAAGACAAGCGAGTTCTGTATCTTTTGCTTTTCTTGTTGTTCTTTTTGTGTTCTCATAAATTAAAGTCCGACAGGGTTAATTGCCTGTTGCATTTGCATAGGTTCTGCAAGTTCTTGCTGCTCACCGGCTTGCGCTTGCTTAGCGAACTGATTGCCCACAGGAGAAACGCCTGTTCTGCCAATCTGGGCGTTCTTTTGTTGGCTAATTGACATTTGCAGGTTCTTGGAGTAGTTCTGCAAGAGGGCTTGGAACACAGGGTCACCCTGAGAGGCTTGCTGTGCCTTCGGGTTCTTTTGCATGATATCCTGCATGGCTTGCAACTTAGAGTTAGCCTGGGGGTCGTTTTCCGTGTATTGAGCCTCCATGCCATTAAGCATGAGTGCAAGGTCGTTCTGGACTTCCTTATACTGTCTCTGAGTTGCCGTCTGTTGGTCGATGAGTATATCCTTGGCTGTCTCGGGTGCAATAGCCAGAGCCATAGCATTAATAAGTTTGCCTCGGTCAATAAGACCACCTGTATCCATCGGAAGGACGAACTGCTGGAACGTCTTGAGTTTTTCAAGGACGTAATCAGTCTCGTGTTCTCTAACGTCAAACTTGATTGCAAAGTCGAACATGTGGTGGTTATCAAGGAAAGTGGCTGGCAACGGATTGCCGGTCACTCGCTCGATTTCCTCGGGAAGCATGTACTGAATGGCAAGAGAGAACACCTGCTTGTAGACGGAAGACCAAGCAAGAAAGAAGTTGTTGACCAAGAACTGCTGGGTCAACTGGGTCTGGGTCGGAACAACGTTGGGGTGGTATAGACCAAACTGCTGGGCGACGTTCTGCTCAATTCTTTCCATCAAGGAGAACGCAGTAGCGGGAGTGCCACTCGGACCTTGGAGGTACTGATACTCGTCGGGTCTGTTAACGGGAAGCAATTGACCCGGACCGATTCTGGTCTGGCTGGCTAGACGCTTCGTGACCATCAGCGGAGGGGACACTTCGATGGCTGTTCTGTCTCTGATGGCATCTTGCTGTGCCTTCAGTTCCTCTTGTTCGGTGTAGAGGATTTCGGGAACGCCTCTGGACTCCACAATGGAGCGTCTGAGTCGCTCTCTGCGAAACTCGATGAAGGGGTATTCGCCGTGGGCGTAATCCAGTATCTCATGCTTGCCGTACAGGTTTTCTTCGACGGTAGGAACGAAGACTGTGTAGTAGATGGCTTGGTTGCCATTTTCGTCAAGTTGCTTGGCGTAGGAGTAGACAACCTCAATTAGATTATTAGCCTTTTCAATGGCATTCGGGACTGTGTTGACAAGGGGAATTATCTGGGAGTCTTGCAGATAGCCAGTCTTACCGGCGGTCTGAACAGCCTCATCCATGAAGGTCTCATCCCAACCCTCGGACTTGCCGATACTTCGGAACTGAACCTCGGACATGAACGTTCTCTTGAAGATGACTCTGGCATCTTGGATGTCGACAGTCTCGGGAGGAAAGGCGATTTCGTCAAACGGCTTAAGTGTGGCAACGACTGGAAGGTTTCTGGAAAGAAAAGGTTGCTCATACTCAGACCAACCCTGTTCGCTAAGGTTCTTGCAGATTTGCTTTGCTTCCTTGTCGTCAACGGACAAAGCCTGCTTGATGACCATGATGCCAAGGTCGGAGTTAGGGTCAGCCTTAATCATCTCAGTAGCCTGAGCCATAAGACCACCGCCAGACTGGGCTGCGGCAGCAAGGTCTTCCATCTTGATGATTTCCTTTCGCTTGGAAATACGTCTATCCCAGCCAACGTGGACGCAAGACCAGCCGAACTGATAGGTATACTGAACCCAGAGTTCAGCCTCTCTTGTGAGTTCGTTTCTAATCTTGTTCTCGACAATCCATCTCATCAACGTCTGGGCGGTAGCGGCGACCTCGCCATCGTTTGCCTCAATACCGCTGACCTTGATGTTCGCTCTGCTCCAAGAAGTCATAAGCAGGATAACCAACTGGTTGATAGTATTGTCAATCAGTCTGTTTCTAACATCCGAAGCACCTTCAAACGGAAACGGTTCAAAACCCAAAGAGTCTTCGTGCTTTCTGCCGTCATCCGACTGGCCTTCCCAGCGACACATACGCTGGTCATCAGACGTGGTAAGTCTGGACATGTTGCCACCATAGAAAAGGCAACGGTGCAGTTCGTCGTTGAGATACTGCACGTCTGGTTCGTCGCTCGCTTTAGCGATTTTATCCATCCCGTTGAGCCAAAATTGTTCAGACATAGTAATTGTTTATCTTAAGTTGTGAAAAAATCAATAAGAACCTCCGCCAATAGGCTTGTAACTGTCGGAGTCCTCGTAGACCGGGTTCATTACAACGATGTAACGCAAAGCGTCAATCGGGTCTTTAGAAGCACCCTTATCCCCATCGCTACCAGTCCACTCTCTCATGGAGTAAATCAAGTTCTGGCACTTGTCAGAGATAAACAGTTTTGGCTTATTGACATATGAAATAGGTTCGCTTTGGTCAAAGTAGAGCCAGTCGTTAATCATTGACACTCCTTGTTCAATTTTGATACCTGCGGCTGGCTTAAAGTAAATACCATTGTCACCCTCGTTGAGTAATTCAATAAGACTAACGCCTCCATCCTTGCCTATGGTCTGGGTAGCACCGGCACGTGGGTCAATGTATCGTTCGGAAATTAATTCGGGTTCTTGTCCTTCGTCTCCTGCTTCAGCGTTGAGAATAAGGTTACGATACTCGTCAAGACCCCTACCAGCAGAAGAACGCTGTGCTGGACCTTCTCTACCATCTTGCTTAGAGTCTGGAAGTGCCCATTCTCCGTAGGTTTCGTCCGGGAACTCCCTGTAAATGTAGAAGTCGCCTTCTTTCGTCGCCCTACACCAGAGCATGAACCAGTTTCTCGCACCCGCTGGGTCGCACGACATGTAGTTTGTCCCTTCTTTGGGGATTTTGTCCGCCGGGATGATGTGCGTTTCCCCGAACATCGGGAATTGCGAGCCAACGAGTGCTTGCGCCCACCCGTATGCACGGATTTTCTTTTCATAATCGGTTTTGTTATCGAGTTGCTTCACCATCTGGTCAAATGGCGAATATACGTTAAACTTCGAATGAAACCATACAATACCCGAGGTCTTGCTGCGACCTTCAGCAAGATAAGGCATGTGACCCTTCGGGCAACCAGCCACATGAATGAGATTTTGCGGAAGAATGTCCGCTTTCTTTGTTTGCGTAAACTTACAGCCGCTAACATACTCCTTTACAACTTGAGAAAAGCCTCCAATCGGAGTAAAAGTGACAATAAGCCTGCCACGGCGAGTAAGAATACGATATCTAAGGGTTTGAATCCAATCCAGAGGCACAAGTTCGTCACACCAGATAAAATCTGGCTCACCACCTTCAATAACAACCTTATCTTGTGCATAATTCATGAAGATACATTGGCTTCCGTTGGGGAAAACAAATGAATTGTGGGAAAACCCGTTCTTCAGGGAATATTGGATGTTGGTGATGCGTCCCTTTTTCATCGTCTTGTATTCAGACGGGATATATTTCCAGATTACGTTCTGTTGCATCTGGACGGACGACTGAGAAGTAGTGTGAATGCACCAAACAATAGCATTCGGCTTGTTGCAGAGAGTAAAAATAGCCCTTTTAGCCGCATATTCTGTTTTGCCGGCACGATTGCCACCTAAAATAAGCAATTCTTCTTTGTTTTTAAGCATTTCATCGGCATCTTTCCAATGGAATGGTTCATAGCCGTGGCGGTAAGGGTCTTCTTTTTCAGCAGTAATCTTATCTTCTCGCAGTTGTATAAGTTCAGCGACCCTATCAGCACCATCTCGCTCAATCATTACCCTTAGTTGCTCCTCCGTTGGCTTAATCAACAGCGGATGCTCTGTCATTTTGTCTAATATTTTGCTCATTTAAATGTATTCCAGAACGGAGAAGAGTTAATACTCTCCTCAACGTCCTTTGTTTTAACCATAACGTCATATGCTCGCTTGCGAAGTTCACGTTCTTCCTTGGCTTGCTTGTCTTTTTCTTGAAGTTGGGCTATGCGTTGCTTATTTTCTTCGTCGGTTTCAGGTGTCCACATTGCTTCTGCGGGAGTCCCCTCTCTTGGTGCCATGTTTCTGGCGTTCATTTCTTGACTAGATGCAACATAGGGCATCCCGTCAGGTCCGATGGCAATATCTCCGCCACCAAAAGCAAGTCTTCCGATGTCGGGAATCATCCCTACGGCACCAAGTGCGTTTCCAGTAATTCTGGCAGCATTATTTAACACTTGAACCTTGGGATTAACTCGAGGCGGACCCCATACTTCAATTGGAGACAGGTCGCCATACACAGGATTATTTTTGCTGATATTAACGACATTGCCTACTCTTCTTGCTCTGTTAGCCATTGTCTTGGGAACAAATATCTCCTGCTCAGGATTAGACGAGACCGAGTTGCCCAGTTTTACGCCATACTTTCGTGCCAATTCCTGTGCGTTATCTCCAGATGTAACAGCCTCAAATGAGGCAGTATCCCATCCTGTGTTTCTTCTTCCGTTTGCTATTGTGTCACCTGGACCGCCACGCATCAAGAACTCTTCTTCTGTCATTGCTGGCTTTGCGTCCCAAGGTCCATTAGGCATTCTGTATCTATGTTGCTCAGGGTCAATCAGCATACTAATAGGTCTGTTGTAAAAACTCATACCTCTTCCCATGATTTCCGCGTTCTGCGATGAGTTAAGGTAAAACTCCAAAGGGTCTTGTTTTGGATAAACAGAACTGCTTTGTGCCCAATATGGGCTGTTATAGTCTATGCTTGAAAGCCTATCAGACGAAGGATTAAATCTTTGCGCTTCTAATGCGTAAACAAGAGGAGTAAAAAATCTTCCTTCAACTCTGGCAGCGTTGCTTCTAGCCAACGCACTATCCGCCCTCAGCAAGTCAGTAAGCGTAACAGGCTCCGGAGGAACCGCCAAAGCCTGAGCATAATTTCTTCTAACCGACGGACTTTGACCACCAAGCCAAGCACTATCACCAGTTTGAACTCTGTAGGAAAATGAACTTTCACTATCTATAGGAACACCACCCCTAGACCAAAACTCCCTAAACTTGTCAGACGTAAGGTATCTGGATGCTACATCGGCATCGGTAAATGTGTTCTTTGAAAACGGACGCACAGTCTCATATTGGTCCTGAGAAGCAAAACTTCCCGGGAAATATAGTCGGTCTTCGTCGTTCATAGCCACATTAGTATCTTCATCGGGATGTATTGGTCCCAATCTTCTTCCTCAAAGTCGAACTCGTCTTCTTCGGGGTCCACATTACCAAGCCTTGCAACTCCAGTAGCGTGGGGTAGTCTTATCCTTAGCCGTAGCACACTTGTGGCGTGCTCGGAAGGACTTTCTGCGTGCAGGTTGGTCCTTCTTGATGCTCATGTTCGGGTCACCGAAACGAACAATCTTGGTCTTGCCGTTCTTGCCCTTGACGTAGACGGCAGACTTCTTGGACGCACCGGGAGTCCTGAAAGGCTTATTAAGGGTCTTACCCTTGTAGTTCTTCATTAGCAAGCCTTCCCCTTGTAGTTCTTATTTCGAGCACCACGTTCAGAGCCATGCATCATCTTTTCCAACTTTTCCATCTTCTCATGACCAGACTTCTTCTCAGCGGCTT